ACAACTGGAATATTCGAAAAGGTCTTTGAGCCTGTTCCAATAGCAATTGATGAGTTGGATGTCGATCCTGTGTATGCATCTATGCCATCGATACCTTGTGGGCCTATGGGCCCTTCGGGACCTGCTGGACCCATCGGACCTTGAGCTCCAGTTGAGCCTGTAGCACCTTGAGGGATAGCGAAAGCAAACGTTCTTGCCGTTGATGTTCCACCAAGGGTTACTGTGGGAGTTGAGCCGGGAGCTAGCGAACTCGCAGATGCGCCAGTAATTGTTCCCGAAGGACCTGTGGCACCAATCGGACCAGTATCTCCCGTGTCACCCTTTACACCTTGAGGACCAGTAGCACCAGTAGCACCTGTCGGAATACCGAAAGCAAAGGTTCTAGCAGTTGAGGTACCACCCAAAGTTATGGATGGGTTTGTACCGGGCGCAAGAGCGGTGGCGGTTGCGCCAATGATTGTTCCAGAGGGACCTGTGGCACCAATAGGACCTTGAATGCCCTGAGGACCGACGTCACCCTGAGGACCGGTAGGGCCCGTTGGGCCCGTGGCGCCAGTTGAACCAGTTAGACCCGTGTCACCCTTTACACCTTGAATACCCTGAATGCCCTGAGGTCCTTGCGGTCCCACACCACCCTTTAGGCCTGAAAGATAGATATCCCAATCTGCAAAGGTTCCTGATCCACCTGTTTCAACAACGTTGACTGTAATCGCACTTACGCTACCGTTGGCAGTTTTATAGCCAGCCATGTAGTTGTTTGGATTAGCCCTAGAGCTAATGCGAACGTATGCACCGTTGATGAAATTTAAGACAACAGGAATATTCGAGAAGGTCTTTGAGCCCGTACCAATAGCGACGGATGAATCGGATACCGATCCACTATATGCAGGAATACCTTGCAACCCCTGTATACCCATCTCGCCTTCGGGACCTTGAGGACCTGTAGGACCTTGGGCACCGACTGGACCTTGAGGACCTTGCGATCCAGTATCACCCTTCACACCTTGAGGGCCCGTTGGACCGGTAGGGCCCGTTGGACCCGTGGCGCCAGTTGCACCTTGAGCACCCGTAGCCCCTGTTGGAATACCAAAAGCAAACGTTCTTGCCGTTGACGTTCCACCTAATGTTATCGATGGGTTTGTACCGGGCGTAAGAGCAGTTGCCGTTGCACCAATAATTGTTCCGGAGGGGCCTGTAGCACCAATGGGACCTTGAATACCTTGAGGACCGACTTCACCCTGAATGCCCTGAGGTCCTTGTGGACCAGTATTACCCTTAACACCTGACAGAGAAATATCCCAATCGGCAAAGGTTCCTGATCCACCGGTTTCAACCACATTTACAGAAATAGCGCTTACGCTGCCATTAGCGGTGGTAGTACCCACCATATAGTTATTTGGATTGGCTCGTGAAGCAATTCGTACATAAGTTCCGACGGGCCAGTTTAGAACAACTGGGATAGAGCCAAAGGTCCTAGAACCAGTGCCGATGGTGATGGTGCTTGTGGAAACTGACCCGGAATATGCGGGAATACCTTGAAGTCCCTGTATACCCATCTCACCTTCGGGACCCTGAGGACCCTGAGGACCTTGAGCACCCTGAGGACCGGTAAGGCCTTGTGAACCCGTGTCGCCCTTTACACCCTGAGGACCTTGGATACCCTGAGGACCAGTAAGACCGGTGTCACCCTTTACACCCTGAGGACCCGTTGGGCCTGTAAGGCCTCGGGGACCTATCGGACCTTCAGCACCAGTTTCACCTTGAATACCTTGGGGTCCAACATCTCCTACGTCGCCCTTTACACCCTGAGGTCCTTGGATTCCTTGCGGACCTGAAGGACCGATATCGCCCTTAATACCTTGGGTACCCTTTACAAGACCGGCATTTTTATTGGTCCCCCCAACCGTAGTTAGAATGAGGTTACCATTTGCATCGATGAGACCATCTGTAACGGAGGCCGCTTCGATTTGGAGCATTCTCTGTGCGGTGAGGCCTGTAACTGAAGCCATATTTCCTCCTTAAGTTATAGCGAACTAACTTTGTACATTGACCCATCGATGTAAACTGCCGAGGGTGAGTGGATTTGAAAGGTCGTACTGTCAAGCATTTCAACAATATGATCAGGACCTTCGGCAGTGAACGTACCATCGCCGTTGTCCGTGATTTTAAGCATTGAATTTTCTTGGAAAATATCCAAAACTTCTTCTGGAGATGGAAGTCGGGGATTTTCATCACCGTTACCATAGAGAATATCCTCAAGGACTGCGATAGTCTCAGGATATGTCTTTGTGGTGTCGATTATTAGATGTGCACTTTGAACGCCATCGATATCCAGAGGAGTTGTAGTGATATCCCAACTGAAAGTTGTAAGATCATCTGAATCACTGATAGAAATATAATCAACATCGGATACTTCAGCGAGAGCATTATATACGATATGGATTTTGTAGCCTAATTCGAGACCGACTAAGTCATTTCCTAGACCAGTTCGATAACTAAAACCAAATGTTGGGCGTTCTTGTCCAGATACGAGGTCATCTTCGACACCATCATATTTGGAAAATTCAATAGGGTATGTAAAAGCCTCGATTTTTGCAGCGAAGCTTCCTACATCATCACGTCTATCGATTGGAACGCCGTCAATATAGAAGTATTCGGGGGCCTCAAAGGAAGGAGCCTCCGTAACTGATATCAGACCATTCCAAGCAACGCCCGGTCCATTTTCTGGAAAGAATACGCCTCGATCTACGCCATCTTCATATAGACGACTCCCGTGTGTATCCCATTGGATCTTAACCATTTACAGAGGCTCCTTTCTTATTAGAGGTATGTAGCACTTACAGTAATGCCCGCAGCTACAGCAGTATTGTCTGATGGAGTTCCAGTACCCATGCTAATTCCGATGCCCGCTGTGAATCGCTTACCAAGCAATCCAAAGTCCTGACATAGATGTGTTCCCGCAGGAATATATAGCGTGGCGATGGGAACGTCTGTTGCAGGGACCGGAGTAGTTGTCTTGTTATAGAGCTTCAGATATATGTTCGAGATCGAAGAGTTGAATATCGAAAGCTCTGTAAGAGAACCCGGAGTAGATTTAACTACTGCAGCATTCGTCGAAGCCGCACTGTTCAAGAAATATGCCGAGCCAGTAGCCGGAGCTACAAGGAAGTTTCCCGACTGCGTGACAGCGTGCGTTTGAATTGCAGGAATCGGTTCCGTAGCATATGTACCACGAATAAGAGTCCAATGCGCAATAGAGCTTGCTGTGACGGTAACCGAAGTTCGAATACGCATCCAACGAACGGCATTTACCGAGGCTTCCCACGCATATGTGGTTCCTGCACCCGCGACGATTCCCAAGTTAGTTGCCTGAACTTCGGGAGTATTTGCGTTAGTACGAACTGCTTGAATTCCAAACCAAGTGCCATCGGTACCGTTGGTGGAATCGATTGATCCTTCGAATACGAAAGTTCCAGCAGCCATCGTTGCTGTGCCGGTGTTCTTTACGTGCATGACGATGTTGGATGCGTCTGTAACATCTACAAAAAGTGTAGATGCAGCACCAACAAGATCGCCTTCTACAGGGAGAAAATATCCCGGCTTAGAAGCAACACGTAGACGACCGTCCGGATTCAAACTGAGCGCAGCCATTACACCCTCAGCAAGAGCTTGTTCAGCCGCGGTCGCCTTTCCTGCCAGAAGCAGATTTGTAATTGTCATTTTTAATCTCCAACGACTAGTTTAAGGACGGCGAAATCTCCGCCAGAAGTATCAAGCCACATTCGCTCTTCACCAGTCTTGAGATCTGGAGGATTGATAGCTTTATGAACTCGAACCAACTCGTTCGTGTAGGTGTACCCTTCGGTATCCGAACCGGTTTCAGCAATTAGTTCGATATGCGTATAGCCAACGTATAGATTGTTGAGCTCATATGCTGAAGGCAAATATGGCGACGTATTGTCAGTGCCATATAGCATAGATTCGATTTCCGTCAACAATTCAAGTGGTGTTTTTCTCGAATCAATGATGAAGTGTGCGCTGGGTGCATAGTCACTCGTGTATGGCGGAAGGGTTGTGATGTCCCAGCTAAATATGATTGGTTCAATGTCATCACTTAAGGATGTATTTGAACGTTCCGGTGGCGATGCTAAAGCATTGTACACCAAATGGATTTTATAGCCATGCTCCATACCATCAACGTCATTACCAATCTTAGTTCGGTAACTGAAACCGAAAGATTCCCTTGGTTGCTGACTTATGAAGAGACCATTATGGATGGAATCCAATCCATCACATCGATCGAATTCTTCAGGGCTAGAATACGCTTCAATTGTAGCTTCGAACTCTTCAGCCGAGGCTACGTTTAGGTATTTATAACCATCAATGTAATACGGTTGAGCTTCACCACCAGTAGGAGATTCGGATACAGAAATCAGTCCGTTCCAAACGACTCCATCCAACCCTTCTACATACAAGACGCCTCGATCGACGCCCAATTCATAGAATCGTTCTCCGGAATTACCCCAAGTAAGTTTCGTCATTCAGATCCTCCTTCCTATGATTAGCCTGTAGTCTTATGTTCTGCAAGTCGAGCCTCATTCAATCGACGACGTTCCGCAATAGCATCAGCCTTGTTGGCATTCTTCTTAGGCGGAGCATTCTTTTCATTGAATACCTTGATGAGTGTGAAGAGCCGGTTCAAATGCCAGTATTCACACTCTTTATCGATGCCTGCTGAAAACATCCAGTAGTAGATCACTTCTGAAGTGATGATCTCTCGAGTGTTTCGTCCTTTAGCTTGGCCCGCCTTTTCAGAGAACCAAGTTGCAGACATCTTTGCATTGATGTAGTCGTTGACTTGTTTAAGATGCTCATTCGTGAGGTTTGTAAAAACCTCCGGAGGAACATTAGGGGTTAGACACATCGAGTGGATGTACCCTAAAGTTTCTTCAGTTGTTTTTTCCTCAGGACCGAGGAATGGCTTTTCCCAAATCGACTCCCATTTTGAAAGAGAGATTAGGGAATGCTCCAACTCAAGAGTTGTACTGTTTGGGTAGACGAACTGTTGCAGCTCTTCGTCCCAATCTTCTGCTCCAAGAATTGTAAGTGTGAGCATTCCCTAATCTCCTTTCGGTATGGCTTAGACGTACTTGAACAGCCAGTCGTCGTCGGTGACAAGCGGGAACTTGTAGCCGAGTGCCGGACGTGCGTTAACAACCGTGTCCTTGGTGATGACAACGTTGCCAGTCTTCTTGATACCATCAATGAAGTACTCGACACCGGTGACGGTCGGAATGGTGATCGTCTTGGTTGCCGAGGTGTAGGTCGGAGCCGTGGGCTCAGCCTGAGTCAGCGACGTTGCGAAGAGGGTCAGAACTTCGGCCGGAAGCGGCAGACGGGCGTTGGTGCCAGCCGTACCGTACAGGATGTTCTCGAGTTCCAACAGCTTTGCAGCGTTGACCTTGGTGGAGTCGATCGTGAGAATCGACGAGTTCTTGTAACCGGGTACGGCGACAGGAGTCGTGGACAATTCCCAGCTGAGGGTGATCGCCTCGGGTGAATCGTTGACGGTTGCGTAGGCCTTCTCCGTGGGAGCAGCCATTGCACCGTAAACGAGGTGGATCTTGTAGCCGAAGTCGGAACCAGAAACGTCGTTACCAACGCGGGTCTGGTAGGACAGACCGAAGACCTTGCGGGTCTGCTGACCAACGGAGACACCGAGCGTAGGCATTGCGGTACCATCGCACTCAGCGAACTCGATGGGGTACGTGAAGGCCTCAAGAGTCGCACCGAAGTCTTCGGCCGAGATGAGGTTCAGGTACTTCATGTTGTCAGCGTACTGAGCGTTTGCTTCAGCGCCCGAGG